GGACGTTACGACGCACACTTGACTTGATAGCTAAACTGGAGACAAAAATTGGAAATCACTTGGCGAAAACTGAACGCTGAACTCAAAACCTTGGATGAGGCCAAGGTGCTTGAGATGCTGACCCATGAACGTGAGTCAGGCAAAAGAGTGTCTGTGCTGGAGCGGCTGCACCAGCGCTACACGGCCTTGCGGGCATCCCGCGAGCGGATTGAAATACTACAGGAGGCAAGACGACCATGAGCAATTGGACACCCCCACCCGGCACCAAGATTGTGATGCCAAGCGTGTTAATCACGAACGCCAAGTTCAAACCCACCCGAGGCTCAGACGTGCAAGCGACCTGGCGCAAGCAGGGCTGGACTGCGCCCAGTGCAGGCTTGCCCCCGCCCCCGCCTGAGAAGGTTATTGAACCACTGCGCCGGGTGAGGTAAGCCATGCCAGCATTTGACACATGGAGCCAAGAGAACCTGGCCAAGTTTGCTGCCGAAGCCTATACCAAGATGCAAGAGCAAGACGACCGCATCCAGCAGTTGCAGAACGATTTGAAGACCGCCATCAACGCATATCGGGAGCTAATCAAATGAAAGACCCACAGGACTGCGCCTACCCACAAGAGGCGCTGTGTTTGCACGACTGCAAGCAAGAGTGCCAGAAGCGCTCTGGCTGGCGCAAAGTACAAATTGACGACGCTGAGGAAGAGGCGTGGAAAGAACTGGAGAAGGCGTCAGCCATGCGTAAGGTGCAAAGACTTGGACAAGAAATTGAGCCTGATGACATTGCATCCATTCTTGCCTGTCGAGAAATGTTGGATGCACAGCCAGTGCCACCACAGCCAGAGCAAGAGCCTATGCTTTTGTTTCAATCCCATCGTGATGGTTTTTGGTGTGTTGATTTGACTTGTGCGAAATGTTATAGCGCAGATTTTCGGCTCAAGCACACCACCCCACCACAGCGCACATGGGTAGGGCTGACGGATGAGGATATGTATGTAGTTAGTGAAGAGGAAAGCTGTAGCTTTATAGCTGGAGCCAAATGGTCAGAGGCAATTCTCAAGGGGAAGAACACATGAAGGCAGAAAAGATGTTCCTGGCGCTGATGCGCTCCAAAGGGTTTACAGACGAGGACTTCAAGATGAACAAGGGCAGGTATGTCAATCAAGCCATGCAGAGCCGCTGGAGCTATTTCCTGGCTGGCTGGGAAATGCGGGGGGTCATGTGATCGAAACCATACTCACCATATTTGCGATTGGGTTCCTTGGCATTGCGCTGGCCATTGGCGGCGTCTGCATCATGGTTTGGTTAGCGCTCAATGAAGACTAAGGGCGGCGCTAGGCCAGGCAGCGGGCGCAAGCCCACACCCATCAGCGAATCCAGAGCCATAACGTTGTGGAACGAAGGCGTCACCAAGAAAGAAATTGCCAAGCGCTTTGGCGTGGACTACGGGGTGATCCGATACTTCTTCAAAAAGAAGAAAATGTTCAGGAGATAAACAGAGCGGCTTCGTCTTTGCGGCGGTTCTCAAGCCCTCTGAGCACCTTGCCGCCGGCTTTGCAGTACTGCAACAGCGACGCTATGGCCGCGTCTTTTTCCCCGCGAATAACCTTTTGACGGAAGGTGCTGCGCTGTAGCGTTCCCAGACCAACATTAAAAGCAAAGCTGACGCAAGCATCGAATTGGCCTTGGGTAAGAGCGACAGGAATAAGTTGCCCCACGCCGCGCTCAAAGCGCTGTAGATCGCTTCTGAGAATTCCATCTACTTCGTCCTTTGAAAACGTGCGCTTGTCTTCTGGCCGAAGCGGGTAAGCGCCTCTTTGATCCATTGGAATTTTTGCTTGATCAGGGTAAAGAACATGTCCGACTCCTATTGTCCACAGTTGTGCTGGGCACCGATACGCCTTGTAGCGAATGCCCTCATGGTGCTGGATCATCTTGATCGCATCAGCGCTGACGTTCATTTTTTGAACGCCTGCCCGCCAAACCAAAACGACACGATACACGCCCAGATGATCTGGGTCTCATCGTCCCACAGGTGATTGAGCGCCACATCAAAGGCGACGTCTGTGTGCCAGGCGTAATAAAAGCCAAAAATCTCAACAAACATGAACATGGCAAACATACCGTAGGTGATGACGCTACGGGTCGCAGCACGCATGTTGGTCACCCATTGAGCCGCTCCTTGGCCCAGCGCGATGTCGTGCGCATAAAGCGCCTGGCGCTCTTGCATGGCCGTCTGGTTGTTGGTGACCTCGGCGTTGATTTGAATCTGCTCAGTCTGGATGTGCTCGATGCGCTCTTGCGCTTCCAGGCCCGCTTTCTTTAGCGTAAGCTCGCGCTCGGTTTGCATGGCGGCAAGCGCCAATTCATGCTTCTTGTCGGCGCGGTCTTGGAATAGCTCAAGGATTTTGGGCGGGCCGCCCATCAGGAAGCTGATGAGGGATGAGAACAGGGTTAGCATGCTTAACCTTTCAATTCAAAACTTAAGTTGGGGTGGCGCGGGTACTGCACAACGCGCTCGCCCTCGGGGCATTTGTATTTGATGGTCGCCAGCAAGGTGGCTTTGCCTTCAGCAATCTTCTCTTTTCTCACCATTGTGAGTTGGTATGTAAACGTGTCAATCTCTGGCCCTGCCGGGCCGCTGAATCTGCTTGCTGTGGTGGTGGCCTCATGCACCATGCCTGCTGCGTCCCGAATGCTTGGGGTAAAGCTCTCAACAGAGCAATCATCGCGCTTCTTGATCCGCGCAACAGTGACATTGATGGGTTGCCCAGCTTCTGCCACGATCTTGAAATGCTCTGGTGACCATTCAAGAATGGCTCTGTCAAACCAACCGAACTTGTCGGCCAGCGTGTAGCTGCCGCCCAGTGCGGCAACACTGGCAGCAACTGCACCAATGGCTTTGGTGAGATCAATCATTTGTCGGCTTTGTTGTCGAGCTTGTCGAAAATCTTGCCCAGCATCTCGCGGATGTCGCGGATGTCGGCCTTGTAGTCGTCTCGGTTCACATAGTTCATGGGCATGTTGCGCACGTCGCCGTCCAGCCGGTCGATGGCGATGTAGATGCGGTTGAGCGTCCACCCACCAAAGAACCCGGCGATGGCCACGGCGATGTTGAAGAGCACTTGGTAGTCCATCATTTGCCTGTTGATCCGACACCGCGAACTTCAAAGTATGGCGCATTCAATGCGTTGCGATTTTCTTGCGTTGGAGCTAAGGCGTTTTGCACTTGTGTGTAGACGTTCAACTTGGCCGGGCTCAATTGGTTATGTGATTGCCCCAGCGCCCGCAGCACGTCCAAGCGCTCAGATGCAGGCACTTTGCCCATAAGGTCTTCAAAGCTCTTGGCTGATTGAAATCCCTTTTCCAACTCTTTCATTACGTTGGCGCTCATCTTGTCTTTGAGGATGTCAAGCATCTGATTGGTCAACGTGACCTTGACATCCAAAAAGCTGGGCAAGCGAAACTTGGATTGGTTAGCCTCCAAGATTATCTTCATGGCATCTGCGCCGGCCTGAGTCTGACGCACAACTTCAGCGTTGCGTTTTAATTCGGACTCAACGCCTTTAACCACGTTCATTTGTTGTGGTGACAACACTTGGCTAAGATCATCGTACCGAGCCGCGCCGGTAGATTTTTTGAGCAACGCTGATTCACCACGGCCTAACGCGGTCATAAATGGGCCAGCTCGTTCGCCTACACCGAGCGGTTGCTCAAGAACATTTTGCATTGCGCCCAAGACTTTGGCTTGGTTAACTGGTGGTGATGCAGCGGCAAACACTTGCTGCGCTTTTTGATACCCTGGCAACGCCTGCTCAATTGTATTTTTGACGCCGATTAAATTTTTGACAATAAATTTATTGTCTTTGGATGCGATCAAATCTTTTAGGTTGTCCAAAACTGAAGACACTTGCTGCGCGTCAGCACTGCTTTCCAAACCAGTTTTTACTTGATTCAGCGCAGACACCAACTTTGCATTACCTGGGTTGGCGGCGAGCAACGTGTCAATCTGTTGCGTCAAAGGCGCAACGTTGATCGCCATACCCGGTTGCGTAGCCGCCGTGTACAACGGCCCACTTACGTTTGCTCGCATTGCCTCTGCGGTTTGCAAATCAGGCGTGGCGGCT